GTGATCGTGATCTCCGGGCTCATGCTGTCACCTCCTGAGTGCGCCTATCGCGTATTCGAGCGCGATGATGTCGCAGTTGTAACGCAGGTTTTCCTCGTCGATGATGTGCAGTTTTTTCCTTTCGGCGAGAAGCTCAGAGAGCTGGTCGACCACGTCGAAGCCTTCAGGGGGCGGGGCGGGTGCGGTGCTGTCCTTCTCCTTCAGCGCTCGGTCGTTTTCGATGATCTGCTCCTTGATTTCTTCGGGGGCGTCCGAGAGGTCTGTCGTCTGGTCGGGGCTTTCGGGTGCCTCAGCCTTCTGCTCTGCGGTGCGCTCGAAGCGTTTGCCGAGCTCCCAGTCGTCGCGGCGAAGGTCGAAGGCGTCACCGAGCTGAATGATGTTGGGATAGTTGCTGAGCGCGACGGTCATGGCGGGCTTGTCGATTTCGTAGGCGTAGTAGGTTACATTCGTAAAGCCCATTTTGTCGAGGCAATAGCGCCCGGTGCCGATGCCGTCATACATAGAGAGGACGACGATCTCCTCGTCCCTCGGCACGTCCTTCAGGGCTCCTGCGAGGATGTGGATGATGACCTCAGCCGTCCAGCCATTCCCGAGCCCGCGGTATCTTTGCGTCGCGCTGACTGCCGATGTGTAGCCATCAGGAAGGGTCTGGAGCCGTTCGCACTCCGTCGGCGTGAGCTTTCGGATGACATAATGGCCGTCCGGCAGCTTGATCGGGTACTTTTTGCCTTTTATCTCGATCTCTCCGTTGACCACCTCGTAGACCGGCAGATCTTCGCCGTTTTGGTTAGTGACGACAAGCCTGCTCTGATGTCCTGATGCTGTGAGGGCGTTGGCTTTGCCGTCGGTTCTTACCTCGTATGCAGAGCCATCGTCTCGACCGCGCCACGCAGCGCCTTGAGCCTCTCCTGCGGGGTAGGCATAAAGCCCAGTCTCAGGGCCGCCCCCGTTGGGTCTGGCGCATAGTGCCACAGCTTTGCCGCTCGCGTCGTAGATCCTGTGAGCTTGTCCTCCAGTAACCTCTCCGTCTGCGTTTGGCATGGTGCCGACTCTTACCGGCGCGGCGTAAAGCCCCGTTTTCGCTCCGAGCCCGCCGCCCTCGCCGCACAGGGTCGTTGCTTTCCCTTCGGGGGAGTAGACTCTGTACTGCTTGGAGTCATGGCTCTGTTTCTTGGCGCTGTTCTCGATGGTGCCGATCCTGATTGGCTCAGCAACCATGCTGTCGGTCTGCACAGTCGTCAGGGCGTTGGCTTTTTCAATCCCGCTGGTCTCGAAGCGTCGGTACAGTTTTCCGTCGTCCTCGCGGCGGTTCCTGCATCCGACTCCGACCGCCGGAGCTCTGAGCTCGTACCCTTTTTCGGAGGTTGCCGTCTCGAGGATGTCCTTCAGCATGATGCCGCGATCCGCGGGCTGGTCGACGTTCCAGTTGAAGGCGTAAAAGCGTTGACGGTTCTGTGCGCTCACGAGGGCGCTGTTGATGTACATGAGATCCACGCCGAGCTCGTGGCTGATTTGGTCTTTAATGGGCTGTGCGGCGCTCTTGTTGTTCTCATAGAGGAAAAAATCAGGCTTGAATTTTTCCTTTGCAATCAGGTAGTTTCTGAACAGCTCCCAGCCGAGCCCCTCAGCTTCGACCTCTCGCCCTTTTTTCTGTGCGACGCTCCAGTAGGTGCACGGAGAGCCGCCGATCAAAATCTTTATCATTCATTTCACTTCCTTCCTGTGCGGGCCGGGAGCGTCTGCTCGGGTCTGGTCAGACCCTTGCTGAAGCTCTGCGGCTCATATCTGACGCCCACGATCCGGCGGCCGCTGACGCCGTACTTGGGGTTGTAGCCGAACAGGTTGACGTAGCTGCCGAGATCCTCGCGCTCGTCGTCCATCGCCTTCAGCACCTCGAACAGGGCCAGCACGTCGTCGATGGCGCGATGGCTGTTCTGCACCTTGCCGGTGAGGCCGTAGGCGATGATCGCGTTGGCGAGCTTGTGCGGGTAGGCCCTGCGGTCTTTGTAGACCGTCAGGCTGTCCAGCCAGTCGATCCGGCCGACCTTCTGGCCGCGAAGCAGGCCACGGAGGAAACAGGCGTCAAACTGCGCATTGTGGGCGATCATCAGGGTCGGGCCGTTCTGCATGAGCTTGGCGATCTGGCTGGCCGCCTTGGCAGGCTGCACGCCCTCGGTCTGGAGCCGCTCGTCGGTGATGCCGGTCAGGCTGACGATGTTCTCCGGGAGCGCCTCGCCCTCGGGCAGCTTGATGAAGGTGTCCATCTTGCCGGCGATCCGTAGGCCGCCGGTGGCCGTGCGCTCCACGCGCAGGGCGGCGAGCTCGATGATCTGGTCGTTGTCGAAGTCGAGGCCGCTGGTCTCGGTATCAAACACGACGAGGGCCTTGTAGCGGTCGAACAGGGTGGAGAGGTTACTCATGCCGGGCCTCCTTCTCGCGGGTAGCTCTCAGGGTGCCGAGCATAAACGAGAGGGCCGTGGTCAGTTGATCCTCGGTGGCGAAGGTGCCGCCGAACTGCTCGGCCAGCGCCGCGATGATCTCGCCGGCGTGCTCCGGCGTGACGTCGTCGGTGGCTTCGTCGTCCTCGACGGAGATCAGGAGATCGGAGTCCAGATAACAAGCGGGGCGCAGGCCGCCGTAGCCGTCGCAGGCGAAGTCCCAGTCCAGAGCGCCATCGGTGTTGACGCGGCGGGCGAGTGACTCGTAGCCGTTAGACTTCGTGCTGAAGGCGGTGGACAGCCACCACCAGTCGTCTGCGTTAGGGATGACGTCGCGGTTGCGCCGGTACTGGTCGACCGTCAGCAGGAAGATGGTGACGGTGCAGGTGCCGTAGTCCTTCAGGCCGTCGTCGGTGGTCAGGTCGAGCTCCGTGGTCAGAAAGGCGTTGGGGCCGTTCACGTCCTCGAGCAGGTTGTCGAGGTAGGCGCCGTTGAGGTATTCCTTGCTGCTGGCGACGGCGAAGTTGTTGCAGTTGCCCTCGTCAAAGGCTCGGGTCTCGATGATGTCCTTGCTCAGGCAGAGGGCGCGGCCGTCATCATTCTCCAGCAGGATCCAGCTCTGGCCGGCATAGTCGAAGGCCGTGCCGCGGGCGGCGTTCTTGAGTGCGATCTTTTTCATGGGGTTGCTCCTTTCGTTCTCTGCGGCCGAGCCTTCTGGCTGGCCTGAATGTTTGGCAGGGTCTCGCCGGCGCGGAGCCGGCTCTCACAGTGCGGGCAGATGTAGCCGGTGCGGGGGATCTTCTGGTAGATGCTGACGTTCCAGTCGAGCCCGCAGCCGACGCACTTGGCTGTCATGGGCCTCCACCTCCTTCCGCAGCCAGAGCCTCGAAAACGTAGCGCCGGATGCGGTTGCGGTACTTCTTCCGGGTTCTGGCTTTCTTTGCGTGAGCTGCGAGGTGCAGCCACTTCGGTGGCACTCCGATGGCCTTGGCCGATACCTTCCAGAGCTTTTTGAGGGCAGAGAGCACGGCGTTGATGACCGGCTTCAGGGCCTCGGCCAGCTTGGCGGCGATTTCCCGCAGAGCGTCGGCCAGTTTCTCGAAGGCTTCGCGGGCCTGCTGCATCTTCTCGTGATCGGCGAGCGCCATGCTGCCGTCGTAGACGTAGGGGCTCAGCTCGTCATCGCCGCCGTCGGCCAGACGCTCGCAGAACGGGAGGCCGGCAGCTTCGGCAGCCTTGCGGCCCTCCTCGAGGGCGCCCCGGCCTTGCGTGACTTCGCAATAGTCCGCGAGGCGGTTGCGGCCGCCTTCGTAGTGCCAGCGGATCCCGGCGGCGATCTCGTCGATGGTCATGTCCTCACCGAAGTGGCCGCAGTAGTAGCCGTTGACGATGACGGCGTCCGGGTCGGCCTTCAGGATCCCGATGGCGTCGTTGAGGTCGTCGGTCTCCCACTCGCCGTTCCAGATGTCGCTCCAGATCGTCAGGGCGTTCCACGAGCGGCCGGTGCGATACACGATTGTCCAGCCGATGCCGTCGCGGATCTCCGCGGCGAAGTCTCGGGCGATGTCTCTCAGTGCTGCCATGCTGGCGCCTCCTCTCTGGTGATGTGCACGACGGTGACGAGGTCGTCGATCTCGTGCTTGGTGGTGTATGTGTCCTGCTCGTCGAGCCCGATGTGCCGCAGCAGCGTCTCGGGCCCGTCCAGCAGGAAGGCGGTGACGGCCACGGCGTTCAGCCGGTAGACCGTGACCTCCACGGTGCAGCGGGCGTCGTCCTCGTCCAGCGTGGACGGGAACGAGGCCCGGCAGATTGGGGTCGCCTCGTATCTGAAGGCGGTCGCGCGGTTCTCGCCGGCGATGATGTCCTTCACGAACTCCTCGAAGGCTTTGCGAGGGATCGAGCTGCGGTACTTGTCCAGCGTGGCGTCGGCGAGCTGCTGGATGGCTTTGGTGTTCATGTTCCGCACCTCCTCAGCAGGCGTCGCCGTGCGGGCCGACGACCGTGACGTGCTTGGTGTTACCGTCTTTGTCCTCGTAGATTTCCTCGACGCTGTTGTCGGCCCAGTTGATCGTCTCCTTGAGCCGCCAGCACCGAGCGTCGTCCGCAGCTTTGGCGGCTTCGCGTGCTTCTTGCTGGAGCTCCTTCAGGCGTCCGAACTCGCTTAGCGTCAGGCTTGCAAAGGGTTCGCTCAGCGCGTAGTCGCTGAGGTAGAAGCTGATAAAGCTATGGCTCCAGCCGGCATTATGCCAGCCGCTCGTTGCTTTTTCGGCGAAGGCTATGAGCTCGGCGTCGTCCTCAATAGGGCCGCGCTTGCGGTGTTCAAAGATGAACTCGTCGCGGGAAAAGACGGGTTTCCCGTTTACATAGCCGTACACATTGGGGTTGTGTGTCATGGTGGTCTCCTTTCGTCTTGGCCCGGCCAGAGCCGGGGATCTTAGTGGTGTCGAGTCCCTGAAAAGCAGAAACACGACCGCCGGATCGCTTCAGAGAGCAGCGCGGAGGGGGTGCGCAGCTCGTCCATTTTCAGCGTCGGGGTCGTGTGGTCGTTTTCATGTTGGGCTCTCCTTTCTTCGGCCCGGCGCTGCCGGGTGTTCTTGGCTACTGTGCGGCCGGTGCTCGTTTACCTCTGCGTTTGAAGCTCTCACGCAGCCGCCTCTCGGCGAGCTCTGCGCTGTACCCTTCGCGCTGGTTGGCGTCCAGCGCGCCGGTCGCGCCTCGCTGGAGCTCCTTGTAGATCGTGGTGTGGTGGACGCTCAGGCGGGCCGCAATATCGACCGGCCGATCTCCGAGCAGATGCCACGCCTCGATCTTCTTCCTGTCCTCGAAGGTCAGGTAGCGGTACTTTCCCGTCAGTCTCACCTCCGTCCTATGGGGTTGTAGTAAAGAAAAAACGCACAGCCGACTCAGTTGAGTCTCTGTGCGTTTAATGATAATGGACAGCGTACTGGATGCAGTACGCAAAAATGGTTGAATAATCTGCGCGAGTGTGGTATGA